TACAGCCTTTGTTTTACCCAGTTTTTTTGTTCGTTCTTGTAAGGAAAAAGCACATGAGTTTGTTACAGCAAGTGCAGCGTGGGAAAGCCCACCTGCCACCACGAATCTTGGTCTACGGTACCGAAGGGGTCGGCAAGAGTAGCCTCGCAGCCACTACCCCCAAACCGATCTTCATCCAGACCGAGGATGGCCTGGGAGAGATCGACTGCGATCGCTTCCCACTGGCCAAATCCCTCGAAGATGTCGTTGCGGCACTCACGGAACTCGAAACCCAACCGCACGATTACCAAACCGTGGCGATCGATTCGCTCGATTGGCTCGAACGATTGATCTGGGATGCCATCTGCCGACGTGAATCGGCGACGACGATCGAAAAGGTCGGAGGTGGGTACGGTAAAGGCTACACCCTGGCTTTGGATTACTGGCGCAAGCTCATCGACAAGCTCGGCAATCTCCATCGCGATCGCGGGATGATGATCTTTCTGATCGCTCACGCGAAGGTCGAGAAATTCGAGGATCCCGAAGCACCCGCCTACGACCGCTACTCGCCTCGTCTGCACAAGCATGCCAGCGCCATCATCACTGAATGGTGCGATGCGGTGCTGTTTGCCACCAAGCGATTTACTACCCGCACCGAAGAGAGTGGCTTTGGTCGCCAGAGAGCGATCGCGGCACCAATCGGCGCTGCCGGTGGCGAACGCATCTTGAAAACCGTCGGTGGTCCCTCGTGCGTGGCCAAGAACCGGTACCGGCTCAAACCTGAAATTCCATTGGCTTGGGATGCGATTGTTGGCGGCATCCTCGGCTCATCCAACGAACTGTCCAACCCCGTTTCTGTTCCAGAAGGAGTATCGAACCTTGGCTAATCTCAACAACTTCAATGCGAATCAAGTCGAACCGTCGTCGGATTTCGAACCGATCCCGGCCGGCAAGTACCTGGCGATCATCACCGAGTCGGAACTCAAACCGACGAAGTCCGGATCGGGGAGCTATTTGCAGCTCACGTTCCAGATCCTCGAGGGGGAATACAAAGGTCGATTCCTTTGGTCCCGACTTAACCTTCACAACGCAAATGCGACTGCGGTGCAGATCGCGCAAGCGGAGCTCTCGGCCATCTGCCGTGCCGTTGGGGTGCTCACCCCTGGCGATTCGGTCGAACTGCATAACTTGCCGTTGGTGATCAACGTCAAGTGCCGAAAGCGTGAGGATTCGGGGGACATCACCAACGAGATCAAGGGTTACGCGAAACCTGCGGCAGCTACGGCACAGCCTCAGCAAGCGAGCCATACGACTCCACCATGGAGACGTCCCTCGTGATCGAACTTGAACTGCCGTACCCGCCGTCAGTGAATCATTACTGGCGGCGGGTGGGAGCACGGACGCTCATCAGCCGCGGGGGTCGACTCTTCCGTCAACAGGTTGTGTCGATCCTCGCGGCGCGCGGCGTTCGCCCCATCGATGGTGACTTAGAAGTCTTCATTGAACTGTATCCACCCGACCGTCGTCGCCGTGACGTGGATAACACTCAAAAAGCATTGCTCGATGCACTTGGGCAAGGCGGTGCCTATCACGACGACAGCCAAATCATCCACCTAGACACCTGGAAACGCGAACCGATCCCTGGAGGCATGGTTTTTGTTCGAATCTCGAAATGTTCGGAAGTGTGATGATGGAAGAGAGTTTAGACCAACGGATTTGTAGCGACTGCGGGGTCGTTGCCACAAGCGATCGACGTGAATGCCCCGAATGTGGGCGGCTGCTTCGCTCGAAGCGCAAGCGGCGCAATCGAAGAGTCGGGATCGACCTGGATAGCGACTGCATTGAGGAACCGGACCGATCGTTCGAGTCCCGATTGGAAGATGGCTTTTCGATGCTGAGGTGGGAGTAACACCATGCAACTTCGACCATATCAACAAGCGGCCGTCGGTGCGGTTTACAACCACCTGCGTGATCGCGATGACAATCCTTGCGTGGTCATTCCGACAGCGGGGGGGAAAACTCCATGTATGGCCACGATTTGCAAGGATGCGGTCACGCTCTGGCAAGGTCGCGTCCTGGTTTTGGCCCATGTCAAAGAGCTTCTCCAGCAGTCTGCCGACAAGTTAACCGCAGTCTGCCCCGAGTTGGACTTCGGTATCTACTCGGCAGGTCTGAAACGTCGCGATACCAACAATGCCGTCATCATCGCCGGCATCCAATCGATCTATAAGCGTGCCTGTGATCTCGATCGGTTCGATCTGATCATTGTCGATGAGGCGCATTTGATCCCAGTCGATGGCGAGGGGATGTACCAACAATTCCTCACGGATGCCAAGAAGGTCAATCCCCATCTGCGGATCATCGGATTTACAGCTACCCCGTTTCGACTCAAGGACGGCGAGATCTGTGCCCCTGAAAACATCCTCAACACGATCTGTTACGAGGTTGGAATCAAGGAGCTGATCCGCGATGGGTTTCTCTGTCCGTTGATCTCCAAGTCTGGCAAAGACCAAATCGACTTCGGTTCGCTGCACGTTCGCGCCGGCGAATTCGTAGCCGACGAGGTCGAAGCTCTCATGGATAGCGAGTCCCTTGTCGAGTCCGTTTGCCGAGAAATCGTCGAGCAAACAGCCGACCGCAACGCCGTACTGATTTTTTCGAGCGGCGTTCGACATGGCAACCACATCGTCGATACCCTTCGAGACAAACACGGCATCGAATGCGGATTCGTCACTGGCGAAACCTCCTCGGAGGATCGGGACCAATTACTCCAGCAGTTCCGCAGCGGGAGTCTCAAATACTTGTGCAACGTCAACGTGCTTACCACCGGCTTCGATGCACCCAACATCGATTGCGTAGCCTTGGTACGCCCGACAACATCGCCGGGACTTTTCTACCAGGCAGTCGGTCGCGGCTTCAGACTTCACCCGAGCAAACAGAACTGTTTAGTCCTCGACTTTGGTGGCAATGTTTTAAGACACGGCCCGGTCGATGCCCTGCGGATCAAACCTGCGGGAAGCCAATCGACAGGAGAAGCACCTGCGAAGCAATGTCCCAAATGCAATGCACTCATCGCGATGGGGTACGCGAATTGCCCGGAGTGCGGTTTTACCTTTCCCCCACCTGAAAAACAAAACCACGAAGCCCAAGCGACCCAAGCACCGATCCTATCTGGCCAATTCACCAACACGCGCTACGAAGTCACCGACACACGCTACTACAGCCACCTCAAGCGTGGAGCCAGCGACGATGCACCGCGATCGATGCGAGTCGATTACATGATTGGCTGGCGCAACCACAAATCCGAGTGGGTTTGCTTTGAACACTCAGGTTACGCACGGCAGCGTGCGGTGGCTTGGTGGAAACAGCGATCCCCCGATCCGGTTCCGGCAACTACCGACGAGGCACTCGCGCGGATCGAAGGGGGGGCCGTTGCGCAAACCCTCGCGATCCAAGTGCGGAGCGTCTCTGGAGAGGAGTACGACCGGATCGTTGATTACGAGATCGGGCCGATGCCCGAACCGTGTGACCAACACTTTTCCGCGAAGTTTACAGACGAGGAGATTCCATTTTGAGTATGTCATCCGATTTCATATCCCTACTCCCATCCGCTTTGGCTTATAGCAAAAGTGGTCTGTCTGTCCTGCCGGCCGTTCGATTGCAAAAGCGTCCAAGGCTTCCAGGTTGGAAGAGCTTTCAGCTGCAAATCCCGCAAGAGCGGCAGGTCGTCGAATGGTTTTCCAAACCCGAAGATGCGATTTGCGTCGTCACTGGCCAAGTCAGTGGCAACCTCGAAATGCTCGACTTCGACCGCGGTGGCGATCGCTTCGAGGCCTGGAAAGAGCAAATCCCGCTCGAGCTATTGGCTCGGCTTGTCATCGAGACTAGCCAGTCCGGAGGCAAGCACGTGATCTATCGCTGCACGGAGCCGATCAATGGCAATATGAAACTTGCCATGGGATTTCGGGACGGTGCGATGGTCACTCTGATTGAGACACGTGGCGAAGGGGGGCTGTTTCTCTGCGCTCCAACCTTGGGTTACTCGCTCGAGCAAGGATCACTTACCGAGATTCCTGTGCTAACTCCGCAGGAACGAGAAATACTCTTGGAGACTGCTTGGTCGCTGAACGAATACTTGCCGACGGCCGATGTTCCCGCGGATTCGCAGTTCGTGCCCGAGAATCGACCAGGGGACGATTTCAACAACCGAGGTGACATCCGAGCCCTGCTCATCAAGTATGGCTGGACCTTGGTCAAGAAAGCGGAAAACGAACTCTGGCGTCGCCCGGGCAAGGCCAATGGCTGGTCGGCATCCCTGAAGGACAAGTCGTTTTATGTCTTTAGTGGCAACGCGGCTCCGTTGGAACCGAACCGCGCATACAGTCCGTTTGCGGTTTACGCGTGGCTTGAGTACGGAGGTGACTTTGAAATGGCAGCGCGAGTTCTACGCCAGCAAGGTTACGGTGGCGATCCGATGGGTGCTACCATCATTCAGCTTCATGAACCCAACGAGTTTGTGACTGAGCCGAGAAGTAAAAACGAACTTGTCGATCCGGGACCAGTCCCTCTGGAGATGTTGCGCATCCCGGGATTTGTCTCCGAGGTGATGGATCTGTGTTTGGCCACCGCTCCGTACCCGAACCACGTGATGGCTTTTTGCGGTGCCGTTGCTTTGCAAGCTTTCCTGGCTGGACGCAAGGTTCGTGACCCAGGTGATAATCGGACCAATCTGTATCTGCTTGGGCTCGCCCATTCCTCAGCAGGCAAAGATTGGCCACGGAAGCTCAACACACGAATCCTATTCGAGATCGGTGCGGCCGGCTCGCTTGGGGAGCGATTCTCAAGCGGTGAAGGGATTCAAGACGCGTTGTATCTCTCGCCGAGCATGTTGTTTCAGACGGATGAGATCGATGGGATGCTCCAGTCGATGAGCAAGTCGAAGGATGGCCGACATGAAAACCTCATGTCGACATTGCTTACGATGTACTCGACGGCCAATTCGGTTTACCCCATGCGTCGCAAGGCCGGCAAGGAATCACCCGGGGCGATCGATCAGCCGTGTTTGGTGGTCTTCGGAACGGCGATCCCAAACCACTACTACGAGGCACTCTCCGAGCGAATGCTTACCAACGGGTTTTTCGCTCGGATGATCATCCTTGAATGTGGTGCG